ATAAATTTCAACTTGTGCATCTAACCCCATATCTATATCTAGAATTCGACAAGGCCAGACGAACTTATTTGAAACCCAATACGCGAAATAAAATTCACCAGCATTGCCATTAGCAATTTTTTCTAGATAGGTCATACCATTTTGTTTATCCATATTTATTCACCTCATTTAACCCAACACAATTAACCAGCCAGAGCGCTGGATTTCCTCATTTCATACCAAGGTTCGCATAATGTATGACGCTATGTTACAAAAGGGTTCTGAGCCATTGCGGTATACTGGTCTTTGGCTTTTACCGCAATGGCGAAGGTTCATCTTTACACATAGCGTGCATTGTGCGAATCAATATAAATTATAATTTTTGTTTTTTTCGCAAATATATAAGGATTCCATAATAAATATACTCGTATTTCTTATTATATTTTCCAATGTATCATTAAATATAATGGAGTCACTGTTCTTTAATTGATTTTCAAATGTTTCCATAGCATCAATGAAGTAATTCACTGTGGGGAGCAACTCATCACCTTCTAATTCTTTAATAATGTTCTCAACTAGTTTTGTGAATTGGGATTTAGCTGAGTCATCATAAATATTATTGTTGTGAACATATCTATTTCTGATTAGATTTAATAATTTCCATAATTCAATCAGAGATTCAAATGTTAAGAAAAATTTACTTCTTTTATATAATTCATTATTGAATTCATCAACGATGTCTTCATGTTTTATTTTACCTTTCAAGCATTTTTTGATTGTATTTTTTGCAGTTAAGTATTCATTGCTTGAATTTATATCTAAGTAAATGTTTTTTATAGACTCTTCTAAAAGAAAAAAATAGTTCAGGAAGGCACTTGCATTCATTGTTCTAATAACAAGTTCTCTACATGAAATTTTATTTTCTTCAGCTTCTTTGCGAAAATAGTCTGAGGAAAATGTTCTTTTTTCCTTTTCTTGCTGTATTTCACCAGGAGAAACACTGGCGGCTAGGCAATACATCTTATAGTTTTTTCTAATATGTTCTGCTGCCTCGGGCATATCTTTAATAAAAGTATCTATGTGTTTATCTAATATATTTTTATCTTCTTGAAACATTTCGGGCATTAAATTACATTGTGAAACCATGCAAGAAACAGTCATCTTACTAAATTGTTTAATAAATTTATTATAATAAGGAGTGTCGACTTCATTATCGGGTGTTAAGTAGTCACTGAATGTTGACGTTAAAAGTATCATTTTTTCTCCAAAATAATGTAGTTACAAAATGGTTCTGAGCGATTGCGGTAGAGTAGAATGTTTTTGGGTTACCGCAATCGGGAAGGCTCACTTTTACACATAGAGCATGTATGGCGCGAATCATAAAAATGCTTTATATCTGATAGCTAGTTCTGCATCTTGTGCTATTTTTTTTATTTCAGAAATAAAATAATCTGATGCATAGGCAAGTGCTCTTCTTAAATTCCAAGATGTAGTGTTATTATATTGTTCAAGTACATTCATATATTCTTTTACAATATAAAATTCATGATCGTTAAGTTTATATTTATCTTTTATGTCATTTAATTCTTTTAATATATGCTCAGCTTCCGCGGATATTTGTTCATTTTGTCTATTCTCTAAATGTAGAACACCTGCCATATAATTTAAATTCATAGTTAAGCCTCATATTTATTTCCAACAATCCAAAATAAGCACATACCATAACGAGTAAAAATATCCAAGTAATTCCTGTGCTTAGTTCCATTTTTTCATGTCAGTTTGATTTTTAAATTAAATTATTAACCTCTACCATCAATACTATTTTTCATATAAAAATCAGCATATAGCATATCAATTTCATTTTCGGAAAATGCATCTTTAATTGTGCCATTTGTAAGATTGAATCTTAATTTACTGATTGGCATTGTGTGAATTTTAGGTACAAGATGTTTTGTTGGCTTATGCTGCTTAAAGATTTCTGCTGAAACATCTGCTAACTTCGCATCTTTTTTATCATTTATATCAGATAAAAAAACGCTTTCAGTCATTATTTTTCCTGTCTTATCACGTATACCTACAATATATGCTGACTTTAAGTTTTTGTACTCTTGTTCTGCATTAAATCCTGTATCGATATCATATTTTGTTTGAGTAGGGTTACTATAAACGCATAAACTTAATGGAATACTAGTACTCATAATTTGTTCCTTTTTGTTTAAAAATGATTATTACTTAATAAAAATATCGGTACTTGAAGTGTGATAGTTAAAACCCCCGTGCTGTAGAACGGGGGTAGTTTCAGGATAACTACGGGATAACAGGCTTCTGGGTTCTTATTTTTTTGATCCTTGTTCGTCTCTTGCAATCATATCTTGTTTAGCTTCCGCTAAATATTCATCAATCAAGAAGTTTACAATGTCAGACCATTTTGTGATCTTTCCAGTTTTGGCTGTGATATCTACAGCAGCTCGTTCAATTTTCAAATAACGGTCGTTATTTATACCAATGCTTTTTCTACTCATAAACCTGTCTCCTTTTGCACATGTATTGTAATGCAATAGTTTAATATTACACGTGTGCACATTTGTACTTGCATACTTTTTTAGTTTTATATAATGTGTATTGCACATGTGCACAGTTGCAATAATTATTATTTGGCAACAAAATGATAAGAATAATCTTAATTGAAAATTATTCCGTCTACTTTTTAATCAAATAACAAAAATTACTTAACAGATTGATAATAAATAAATAATTACATTATGTTAATTTATTGTTAACTCACAATGAAAAGAGAAAAAAAATAACCTATTGATATATTTGCAGATTATTTTTTTGTATTTTCATACTACCATACGCAAAATGTAATTTTGATGAAAACATCCTTAAAAACAATAAGTTGACCAATAAATGTTATGGTTTTGTTAAATTTAATTCGATTCATGGGAATTTGATTTTTAAAATTAATTAGTTAATTCTTCAGTAAATATTTTTTGTTATTCCTAATCTTGAAATTTATTAATTTCTAGATGAGATTCCTTTTACCTAAAATAAGTGATTGATAATGAACATTATTTATTTTGATTACATTGAAGGTTACGGTATCAATGCCAATGTTGGGATTGAATGGGATTTTTACGGCTCTTTCGATGATTTAGTCAAAGAATGTTTATATCAATTCAAAAGTGATTTCTTGCTTGCGCCAACGACGGCTAAATCAGGGAAATTTATCAGCTATGGGGAGTTTTATCATGGCGGCTAAAGTGGGGTTTACGGATTTATCATCGATTGCACGTAAAAATTATGGCTATCATGATTTTGTGGCAACTGCGAAAATCAATCATAACAACCAAATGTCAAAAGTTACCTCCGCGATGCGTCCCGTATTTATTGATTGGATTGCTTTTTCCGCGCCGCTTTCCACAATGAAATATGTGGATACGTATCCGAATTTAGGAGCGCTTTTTCATAAATTTGAGTATTTACCCTCACTACAAAATTATGCAAAAGCGAATCACTATACGGATGATCAAACAGCCAATTTCTCGGATGTTCCTCAATTAGCTATCTCTGAAAAACAACAGTCACAGTATTTTGTGGATCTCTATTCTTGTTATCTGTCTCGGCTAAAAACATGGATTGCCACGGTATTTGGATTAAGCATGGGAGCGCCAAGAGGAAAGGGAGGGAACGGCTATTCTGATGCGTTCCCACTTTATAGTGAAGACGGGGGATATGACCAATTAGGACTAATTTATTTGGGCGGTAATAACGAGACCTTTTTTGTCCAAATCCCCGGAAAAGGCTGCCAATATGTGTTTAGTTCAACCACGCCATTAGAGGTTTACAGTTGGTTAAAGCATCTCGATATTACGCAAATCAATCGAATTGACTTAGCTACCGATGATTATGATGGTGTGTTTACGGTCGATGCTGCTAAAAAAGCCTTTGCAGACGATGCGTTTTATGGTGGGAAAGGACCTAAGCTTAAATGCAGAGTTGAGTTTGAACATGATGGCGAAGGCAATCTTACGATAGATATGATACGTGTGGGGTCACGTCAATCACGTGTGTTTTGGCGCGTCTATGATAAAGCCTTAGAACAAAAAGTGACGGGAAGTTGGTATCGCTCAGAAGTTGAATTAAAAAAATATCAATCGATGTATTGCTCGACCTTGCTGGCATTTATGTGGGGTTATGCCCCTATGCGGCTCAAATCAATCCGTGTAAAGGAAATCGATTACCAAAATCGATGATGCGAAAAGCAATTGACTCTATAGAAGCAAACGTACAATGGCTGCGTAAGCAAGCCTCGGCAACGTTAGCAAAAGTCTTTCATTTCTATGAAGGGGATGCGCTATCCATTTTATCGATGATTATTCGTGAAGAACATATTAGCGATTTGAAATTACGATTTGATATACCACCACTATATCAAAAGTTGCTCAATGAGAAATTACAAACGAGTTCATGTCCATTTTAAATAAGGTAATTAACTGTGATTAAAATTGAAATTAATGATGTTGACGGCAAAGTTAATAATAAACAGGTTATATCCAAATCAACAGGGGAAGTATTAACTTTCCGAGAGCAAGTTGCATATATTTATAATGGCGGTGTATACCCTGAAAAATTTATTGTCCAACTTGATAAAGATGCATCACCTTATGCTGCAGGTTTTTATACTTTAGATGATAGTTCATTTACTGTGGGGGATTTTGGTTCATTAAAGATTAAGTCAATTAAACTTATTCCTATCAGCAATAAATAAAATTCACTATGTCAGAACAGTCGAATAACAATTCGATAATAGGAACGCTTTGCTCTGAATCAGGAGCAGAGTGTCAAACTATTAACCTTACGATTAATTCAACGGTTCAAGAGTCAATGCCACATATTGATTACATTATTGCTTCTCAATATTGGGGATTGGCTTTTACTACTGTCATTTCTCTTTATTTATTTTCATTGAGAATTGGCACAATTATTAAATTAGTTAAACATGCATAAGGATAAACATGAAAATTTTCAAAATGAATAAAACAAAATTAGGTTTAGCTCTAATTACTTTTTTATCATCAGCTGCCGCTTTTGCTGCGGGAGAGACAAATTCAGGAGCAGATTTATCATCGCTGACGAATTCAATCAATTTTGATTCTGTACTTGTTGGAATTATGGCTGTTGCATCATCAATCATTGTGCTTTATGCAGGTTTTGCAGGAGTACGCTGGATCTTGCGAATGGTGAAAGGGGCGTAACAGTTAAAAAGGATAGGGAGTTTAACGGCTCCCTAATCACTTATGATAACAGAACTTTGGTACTTGGTTATATTCATTTGGGGATTATTATGCGCATGGGCAGTCATACTCGGTTTAAGGGGCTAATGCTCATTTTTCTTATTTTAATGGGAACATTTTACCCGATTTATCGCGCTCAGGCGGCATTACCGCTATTGGCAGCACGCGCTGTCATTCCGGCTATTCTAGGGCGAATAGTCGTGAAACGCGCCATGCAGACAGCGGCAAATGATGCTGTGTATTTGAGTTTAGTGAATAATACAACCCGAGCTATTTCTGCAACAACACGCGCTAATGCTGCATCTGTTGGTACAAAATCTTTCTTTCGTTCATCAAGTGGTGCGCTAACATGGGCGGGTGTCGGTTATTCGGTTGGCGATATTTCTTCTGAATATTTCGCTAATAAAGGCGATGTGATAGTTGCGACAACGGGAAAATCGATAGGCAATGGGCGTTATGAAGTTGATGTTGGAGGAAAAACCTATATCACCGATTTTTTGCCCTCTGAATCGAATCCATTTATTGCAACACCCGTTATTAATGGAAATATACCAAGCTATACAGTTCCTGAATTAACATCCAATATGCAATGGTATCAAGTTATTTATTCAATGCCGAAGCAGTATATTGTGGGCTCAATCGAAAGTGTCGCTCAGGGATATTTTCGTTATGAAGCAGATAAGGGCTCCCTAAATTGCCCTGCGGGGAAAGGATTATGTACTTATGAATTTCAAGCTAAAGGAATAGAAATTAATCAAGGAACTACATCATATGTTAAATATCAATATACCACTTTTTATACCGACTCATTAGGTAATGAAGCGAGTCAAGTTTATACTCCAATTCAAGCTATTCAAGTTTTCTACAACAAACAATATATTCCAGATAATAACGCTATTGATAAGCAATTTATCCTCGCCAATGATGTGGATGGATTTGAGGCATTAGAAAAACTAAAAGAATACCAACTTGATTTAGATAAATTAGCGTCAATGATGAATAATTTATTTTATCAATCAGCAACTCAACCTGGCTATGATGGCATTCCAATTACTTCATCGAATCCCATTACGGCGAATGAAATAAAATCCGTATATCCCGATTATGGAAAATTAATCGACTTTGATTTGTTATATCCAGCTCAAGTAAAACCTGATGGGGATTTAGTCATTAAAACTCCGGGGATTTCTACCGAAACGGGGCAATCGGGAAAAGTAGAATTAGATTTAGGGGAATATCCCGAAATAGATGAACCCGATTTAGAAGAACCGCCAACGGGAAAAGAAATATTAGAGCCGATTGAAAATTTAATGCCGTTTGTTAAAAACATCCAACTTCCTAGTAAAGAAGCGAGTTGTCCTGTTGCCGAATTTAACGTATTCGACACGCAATATAAAATCGATTCTCATTGCCCATTACTCGAACAAAATAAAATCTTATTTCAATTAATTGCAGGAATTCTGTGGGCATTTTTATCTTTACGTATCATTTTGAGTGCATAAGCTATGTTTAAATTACTCTTATCGGTTTTTAATTCGTCCTTAAAATTCGTGTTTCGCACACTGATTATTAAATTTGTCCTTTTTTTTGGGCTATATTTTGCTGTGCATGAACTGGTTTCCGTCATGATGACATGGTTACCCAGCGGCTCAGATTTACCGCAGTTATTTTCTCAACTCCCTGATAGCGTTTGGTATTTTATGAACCTCTTTTTAGTGCCTTATGGGATTACGTTGCTGCTAAGTGCTCACTTTACGCGCTTTATTATTCGTCGTATCCCACTGATTGGTTAATTGATAGGGTAAGAATATGGCAATTTCAGCGTATGTGGGTGTGCCTGGCAGTGGAAAATCGTATGAGGTCGTGAGTAACGTCATTATTCCTGCGTTCATGAAAGGGCGACGTGTTGTGACCAACTTGTACGGCATATCACAAGACAAAATTACGGCTTACTGTTTGGCTCATCGTAAAGCAGATGCAGATTCCCTCGGTGAAATTGTTTATGTCGATAACGAGCAGGTGATGGACGATAATTTTTTCCCGTATATGGAAAATGATGCGCTGGCAGAAAATACATTTTGTCGCTCAGGGGATTTAATTTGCCTCGATGAAATTTGGCGCATTTGGGAAACAGGAATTAAGTTATTCAAATCCAATAAAGTCAGTGCTTATCAGTGCAAATACGATAAAAAGATTTTCCCCCTTTATCAATCACATGTAAATGGACAGGGTGTTGAACAGGTCGTGGATAAGCGACAAAACGTCTTTAGTTCCCCCAAAGTTATTCTTATGCTTTGCGCTTTCCCCATTTTACTCCTCATCAGTCTGAGTTTTCTTTATCAGTTTTTTACGCGATTTGACACCAAAAATGAGGTTGATGTGCTCGAAGAACAAATAGCATTGCAACGTATAAACCAGACACCCAATAAAAACCTTATTTCGCCATCAATCCCCACACCTGCACCGCCATCGATATCAGAGCAATGGCGTATTACTTTTTGGTGTTTCTATCGTCAATAGTTTTGCAAAAGGAACAGATTTTGAATTACGTGGAGTTCCGTTGCCCGAAGCAATCGGGTTGCTCTATGGCGAAGTGTTTAATAAACCGTTCATGCTTGCACCGGAGTTAATCAATGATGACCGCAAAGTCTATTTTCATATCACACCCGATATTGATGAACGAGCATTTATTAATCGCTATTTTTCCAACATGAATATCCGTATTTGGCAAAAAACGGTGTGGACTACATTACACCGTTTACGCCAAAAGCACCTGAAATTAAACGTGAATCTTTTATTTATCAACCTCGATTTCGCAGTGTGGGGTATCTTTCCGATATTTTACGTGGGCAATTTGAAGGGCGTTTTAATCAACAAGGTGGGATAGGGAGTTATTCAACCTCTCAGCTTGCTGATGCACAGCCAAACAGTGCGACCGATTTTATCAATCGACATGGTGATGTGTTGGTTTATTACGGCACGAAAAATGAGATTGAAAGAATGAAAACTATCTTACCGTTAATCGATACCGCCACGGAAGAAGTCATTGTTTCTGCCTATGTTTTTGAAGTTCAAACTGCCGAACGTAACGGTTCAGGCTTAGCATTAGCGGCTAAACTGGTCTCCGGTAAATTCAATGTCGGCATCGGTTCTGAAAGCGGTTTTGATAATTTTGTACGTTTTAAAACAGGTTCACTGGATGCATTATATGAATTATTCCGTACTGATAGCCGTTTCCATGTCGTCAGTTCGCCACGGTTACGAGTGAGCAACGGAGCAAAAGCCGCATTCTCTGTCGGATCAGAAGTACCCGTTTTGGGGCAAGTCAGCTATTCAGATAATAAACCCGTTCAATCCATCGAGTACCGTTCCAGTGGTGTCATTTTGAGTGTTCAACCTGAAATTCGTCAAGACCTTATTGAACTTAGCATCGATCAACAAATTTCCAATTTTGCTAAAACGGAAACAGGTGTTAATAACAGACCAACACTGATAAAACGGCAAGTTAATACCCAAGTCAGCGTTGCGGATGGCGATATTATTTTATTGGGCGGACTTGCTGAAAATAAGGTCTCAGAAGCCGAAACAGGCTTTTCCTTTTTACCGAAAGATTGGTTTACAGGCTCATCAGATGAACACAGTAAAACCGATATTTTAGTGATGTTACAGGTGAAAAAGGTCAATCGCTGAGTATCCGTGCGTACCGCAGCTCCTGCGAGGAACTGCACGGATACGAGGACGATATTTTATCTATCCAATAACAACATGAGGAAATTATGGATCAAGATCTCACTGATGAAATGTTCAACGATGAACGTATTAATAAAGCATTAAAACACTTGCATGAAGAAGTTCTTCGCTATCAAGCAAATCAAAATAAGTCTAATTACATCTGTGGTGAGCGCATTATTGCACACCAAATCCCTAGTCATTATGCGAATAAATTTGCTGAATTATCTAAGGAATTAAAAACACCTAGGTATTATGTGCTATTTGCAGCGCTTATATTATTTTTGAACTTGCCAGAAGGCGTACAACGCTATTTGATAAATAATGCACGGCAGCAATTCAGGTTACTACGAGATTCAACACCAGAAACAGTTGATGCATTAGCTTTAGAAAAGTTGATGGATAATTTATCATATATTTATAATCTATTTGACCCTAAGTTTAAGGATTCGATAATATGATGTTTTTTATGCCCATTTCGGGCATGTAAGGCGACACACTACAGTATCATGTTACGCTGTCACTAATTCGCCGATAAAAAGGGGGGGATTTATCGAGTAGCAAGACACTGCGCTTGCGCCTCCTGTTAGACCATTTTTAACGGAGAATGCAGCGATAAGAAAGCTAAATGGTCGGAGACAAAAGGAAGATAAAGCGACTTATAGTGAAAACATTATTCAGTGTTTTGCAGACCAGATTCAATCATAGCGTTATGCAATGACGCTTTTGTAGCCACCCATTCAGGCAATGGAATAGCATATTCGCCATTTTTTATTTTTGAACCTGATGGAATAGTTCTACCTTCATCTATTTCAATAGAAACAGCCGTAACGAGCCCATGAATTGATTCTTGAAGTGTACATTGAATACTGTCTCCAACTGAATTCATCAAAGGCAAATCACGACATGATGCGACATACATACCAGTAGCTTTATCTTTTTCTAATTTAACAGGATATGTAAACATATAATTTTTCCAGAAGACAGGGTTAATAATCTCTGTGGTTATTTTGAATGTTCAACCAAAACCTTGGGGAGCTTCCAAGTACTGCCGATAACTTTTCAGCCAGCTCGACATCAATATTGATGCGGCCATTAATGAGTTGTTGAGCAAAAGACAGTTCAGCATTTAGCATGTTAGCGAATGTAGCCATAACAATATTTGATTCAATTAAGGTTTCGCTGATGAGTTCGCCAACATGTGGCGGGTTATACATTTTCATTTTAACTTACCATGAAGATCTAAGATTGAGCTAATAGTAGCAGATGATGAAAATAA